AAAGGAGAGTGATATGGCAACTTTAACAAAAAAAGAACGGGCATGGTTGAACGAATTACAGGACGTTCTTGATCGCTGCCCATCACCGAAAAAAATTGGTTTTTACACCATTGGCGATAAAAGCATTTACCTGTATGACCTGCGCCGCATGGATGTAAACGCCGTAAGCAGGATGAACGCCAGAAGGCAATGAATGCGTTTTCCGAAGCCTTCGGAATTGACGGCATGGAACCAGGGGATCCAGCTCGCGCAATCAGCAGAGGGGGTGTGGTAATCCTTGTATATCGGAGTGAAGAGAAAAATGACGATCACAAAACAACGAGTAGAAAAAATCATATATCGCCATGAAATGGGACTGAACAGCGATGTCACTGCCGAAGAGGTTTATGACCTGGCTGTACTGGCGCTGAATTTATCAAATATCGCAAACCTGAAGCGATACGAGCTTGAGGAAGTAAAACAACACGCTGAAGAATTATCCGAAACCAAGGCTGTTCGTAACCAATGGCGGCCAGATATTTGCCCAATAACCGGACGTGCATTTTTCATGTGGATTGAGCATCCAACATTGGGAAATGTGCCGACATATGGTGGCCCATTAGATAGTTACACCATTCCAACAAAGGACGGTGACGGTGAGTTTTCATGTGAGCGTTACGATCATGATTTTGGCGGTTGGGTAGAAAGCGAATGTCTTGGGTTATATCTGATTGATGATAGAGAACAATGCAGGGTCTACGAACTGGAGGAGCGCGTTAAGGAACTGGATGCTCGGGAAATATCGCTCCCGGAACGTAGCAGCATGCTTCATCGAACAGATTTTCACGATGATTACCAAACGGTAATGGCATACAAAGTTTCTGAAGTCATCGATGCAATCCGCGCTACTGGCATTCGCATCAAAGGAGAGTGAGATGAACGCTATAACCAAAGAACGTATCAAATTATTCATTAAAAATCCGCTTGATAACGGACTTACTCGTGGCGAACAAATGGAACTGGCACGAATTGCTCTGGCATCGCTGGAAGCAGAGGCAGTTATGTTCTGTATATCAGGACAAAATGTAGATTCAGAAGAACATGTATCAACCAGCAAAGCGGTTGTTGATGCCTGGGTTGAAGAATGGAATCAGGTTGACGGAAGTCCTGGCGAACCACTGTACAAAACTATGCCACTCTACTATCACGCAGCCTTGCCAGCGCCGGTAGTGCCGGATGAAATGTATTGGCAGGATGCGCCAGTTGAAGGCAGCAGCAAAGCGGCTGCATACGCTACAGGCTGGAACGCCTGCCGCGCCGCTATGCTTCATGGGAAAGGAGAGTGATATGGCAACTTTAACAAAAAAAGAACGGGCATGGTTGAACGAATTACAGGACGTTCTTGATCGCTGCCCATCACCGAAAAAAATTGGTTTTTACACCATTGGCGATAAAAGCATTTACCTGTATGACCTGCGCCGCATGGATGAAATCATGGAGGCTCTTGATAATCGTTCGTCGATGGATTGGTGTGTTGCTGTCCATGATATGAATGCCGGATTTGATGAAAAGATTTTATTCCCCTCATCAGTTGAAAGCACAGCAGGATAAGGACTAACACATGACAACATGGGAAAGGAAAGTGATATGGCGTTAACACACCACGAACTCTGTCAGATTGCGTACAAGTTCCTTAAGCGCAACGGGTTCAAGGTTTGCTTTCATGACCGCTTTGTTGCTGTAACCAGTACCGGAGAACAGCCAGATGCTATGGGATTCAGAAATTCAGCATCATGCCTGATAGAGGCGAAGTGTTCTCGTGCTGACTTGTTGGCAGATAGAAAAAAGCGTTTCCGTAAAAATCCCTCACTTGGCATGGGCGACTGGCGATTCTTTATTAGTGAGCCGGAAATTATTTCAGTTGAGGATTTACCTCCCGGCTGGGGATTACTTCACGTTGTTAACGGAAGAGTACGGAAAGTACATGGATGGCCCAGGGGTAATTGCTGTTGGGGTAATCCTGACGATAAGCCATTTACTGGGAATAAGCAGGTTGAATGCGATTACATGTTATCTGCATTAAGGCGCATGGAGCTAAGAGGACACCTTAATGAAATATATGACGGTGTAATTGTTAATAAGAAAGAAGGAAACGCAGCATGACCACTTTAACCGACAAAGAACTGATTAAAGAAATCAGAGAGCGTATAGGCAGCCTGGACGTCCGAGACAATATTGAGCGTCGGGCTTATGAAATCGCACTGGCATCGCTGGAAGCAGAAGCGCCAAATTTGCCTGGTGGTTTCACAATTGAAGAAGCAAAAGAATTACACGAAAATCTGGTAAAAAGTCACGTAAGCAAGGCTTTAAGTGGCGAAAAAATGAAAAAAGAAAATCGTGATGCCGATTTGCGCTGGATTCATGGCGTAATAGTTCAGGCTGCGTGGTTTGTGAAAGCATCACTAGGGCAGAACGCATAGTGCGTACCTGCTTTTCTCCTGGCAACGGTGGATCTTCCGCTTCCTCGTCACTCGCTCGCTATGCTCGGTCGCTGGACTGCGGCGAGCGGTTAGCTATCAAAAAAAATCCCCGCACAACGCGGGGATAGTTTTATTTATATGCAAGTTCATGACGTGCCGCCTGAGCCAGAAAATGGCTACGATCTTTGTATACGCCACCACTTTCTCTCACATATCCATCAATACGACGAATCAATACATCAGGCAATGAAATATTAATACGTTGTTGTTTGCCCTCAATTTCTGACAAATCAACATCAATTACAAACCAGCTATCACAGTGGTTATAATTTGGGTTGGCGGAATAAGTCAAACACCCTTCATCATGAATATCATCAACAGAATGAGCACCGCTTATTACCATCTCTTCCACGATTGCCAATATCGCTTCACGCGCCATTGCGGGTATTTCTGCCTGAGAATCAGCAGCAGAAACACATCCAAAATCAAAGCAATCAAAAACCGGAACGGTGATACCGTATGCTGTATGATCATCTTTCGGTGTTTCGACACCAACAGAAAAGAACATGGCTACCTCCAAAGTCGGCGGGGATTAAATCCCCGCCATTTTTTTGATCGATCTGACAGTACCTAGCGGCAAGTCCTTTTTAGGATGAGGAACAGGAAAAGTTTTTCCTGTTATTGGCGACCACCATATCTGGTGACTGCTTGCCTTATGCCGTTTCAACTCGCAACCAGCAGCTATCAGTTCTTTCAACAGGTCAGCAGATTTCATATGTCCTCCCTAACCTGAGGATAATTATACACACGCATACACACAAAGGCAAATTATTTCATTCGTATGCCTTATGAACCACACTGTAAAGACAGCTCAATCTTTACAGTGTAAGTCATTTATCCAGTTTTATCGCTGTGTATGTGATACATAGAAAATAATATAGTATTTTACTATATGATATCTGATTGACACTTTTAACTGCACATCTCATCATTTACATCGTAAAGACAAACATAGATTTACAATGTAAAGCTATGTAATTAAACACTCCGTGTCCCAAATAAGGAAAGAAAATGACTCAACTAATCCCAGAAAAGATACTGGAAATCATAGATGATCATGATCGTGCAGAAAAAAAGCAACGCAACAAAATCGGTTTCATTTATTTATGTCTCTGTTTAGCAATAATTGGTGTGGCCGCGTATACCTTTATATCAACGTTTAGCATTAATGTGGTAACAATCATCATAATGCTTTTCGGTGTGTTTATGATTGTGATTTTTAAGAGCTATTTAGACTCATGGAGTGGGATAATTCTTAGCAGTGACCACATATTGTCCATACTCGATAAAACCAAAGATTACCCAGAAATTAAACGTATAGTTATTAATCGTCTGCTCTCCGGCTCAATACTCACGGGTAAAGATGAAGAGTACATATACAGCCAACTGGAAAAGGCCCAACAAAGCAACGAACGTGAAAAGAGATTGCAAGCAATTAAAGAGTATACATCGTAATACAACGCATTACGTCGAAATACCCTGGATCATCGAAGCCACATACCCCTAAGCGCAGCGCAACCGCCGGAAAACGCACCACACTGTAAAGACAATAAAATCTTTACAACGTAAAGCTAAATATGTAATACAACTCGCTACCCAATAAGAAAGGGAGAGCATGACACTCTCCCCATATATGAATTTATCCCGGTTATTTAAAACATTTCATACCCTTGCAGGTAGTTTAACCACCACCGGAATTGATCCCACTCCGTGCACGTCATTGCCGGAATTCTGGTTTCCCAGCCTTTGACAAGGGAGTCAGCAAGCTGTACGATCTGTCGTGTTGACATTTAAAAACCTCATTCAGTTTTGATTGTCGATAACGTGTTCAGGTTGTTCCAGCAACCTGAACACACCTTTCATAATTTATTTTCCCCTTATACATCCGATATATTCTTTAAAACTCAAATACTCCTCGCCATTATTTAACGAGTCAAAATATTTTTCATATTCGTCCCGATAGAAAAGAATTAAATCAATATCACTCTGCTTAAGTTCACCAAACTGAGAAACAATTCCGGTCTTATAGTCACGAATTTTATTGTTATCCGTAAATATGACAACATACTGTTGTCCCGTATCCTTATGAATAAGAACAATCGTGCAAAGCGTTACTCGTTCGAATGTGAAAACATGATTCGTGGTTGAAGTGAATTTCATTTTAAATCTCCTGTCCGTTTGGACTTAAGA